GCCTTATCAAAATCATCGTAATAAGGACTTATATTTAAATTAGTCTTTTGTGGCATTTTACTTTAGAATTCCAGGATGATTTTAACGTCTTCTTTTTGTCGTAAATTACGAGCAATCAAAGGTCTATGGTCAATATAAACCAAATCCCCTGATCCTTTATTTATCTCTGATTGTGCGAACCCATCTACGAAGTTGGATCCCAGATCAATTTGCTTATTTCCAGTAGGATTAGTTGTAATCCCAGTATAACCATTGTTAACATATGCTTTAAATCCAGAATTTTGACCTTCAATGACAGGTCCTGATTCAAAATCATAGAATCTACCAGAAGTTGATACTCCAATATAATCAGTTTGATCTTTTGTAGCACCAAAATTTAAAGATCTATCAGTAAAATATTTCAATACTTTTGTAGTACTGTCATAAGAAGCAACATATGCTTTTGCTATGTTAAGATCTGATCTCTTTTGCTCAATAACTTCACCAACTACAGGTGTACCAGTAACTTTTTCAGTTGCTTGACTACTTGCAGGATTATCTTTAAAGATCATTCCCTTTAATGATGAGAATTGTGTTTGTGTAAATGGAGTTACACCATCAATTTGAGTTGGATTCTTTACTATACCAACTACAGCAAATTTAGTGTCTGTTGGGAAATCTTTAGTAGAATCATCAAATCTAGCATAAATTAAGATCTTATCAGTTCCCAATTCTTGATAGATGTCATATCCATGACCTCTACTTGGAGGAATAATTGGAATTAGTTTTGCTGATGATCCTGCTGCTGTATTATTAACAGAATCTAAATCAACCATTCCATAACTATACCCATTTCCACCTGAAGTAACAGTTACATCTGTTATTTGTCCATTAGCATTTATATTAAGTCTTGCTTTAGCACCAGATCCATCACCAACAATATTAACTTCTTGATCAGTTAATGTTGAATATGAACTACCAGCATTATCAATATAAACATGCTTAATTTGATTACTATTTACAGTAGAATCACCATTTTCTCTAACTGCTCTTATTTGAGGATCTGTTGTAGTACCCCAATCACTAGGAACCGCTATGTATTCTGTGGAATCAAATTTTATAATATCACTTGGAGAAACTGTAAATAGGTATTTCCAAATATATCCATCACCACTACTACCAGCTTTTGATGGTTCTAAATCTGTAAAGGATGGTTCATCCAAAGAAACATTACCTTTTGGGTTCGTACCTGTTGATCCATTATCAATACAAATATAAACTTTATAGTCTTCATTCATTACATAGTAATCAGCACCATATAATTTACTAGAACTCTTTATAGGACTTGGATTCTCTATAGTATAATCATCTCTATAAATTTCATATCTATTACCAGATTTCCAATCAATCCTTCTAATAACTCTTCTTATATTTTTTGCTTGAATTTTTTTACCAAACATCATAACATCCCCAACATGGGAGTTACTAGAAAAACTATCAAGTGGAACAGGTGTCTTACTTACATCATTCCAATCAGTATCTCTACCATATGCGGAACTTACACCACCACCTATTGACGTTGGTGTTGGATTAGGCAAACCAATAAAAACATAGTAATTATTGTTTGCAACTGATTCTACAAAATTACTAGCATTAAGAATCCTAAATTGGTTAGTTACAATTGCTGGCATCTTAAATATACTTTTTTTCTTTATTTATAGACATTATATTACTTGAATCCTAAGAGCACCTGTATTACGCAATCCTTTAACAGAACCTTGTACATTATTTCTTCTTTGAATAGTTGGGAATGTAGTCAATCCAGCATCAACAGTGAGTCCAGTAACTCCAATAGAAATTGGATTTGCCTCTCTAGTTGTCGCATCACCATATAATCTACCCCAAGTAATTTTACCTAAAGAAGTGGTTATACCAGTATTATCAGGCAAATATTGTCCAGTAGATGCTAAACCAACAATATTTGAAGTACTAAGTACGTTACATCTAATCTTAGCAACTTTATCACCAGCAACAGTAATTGAATGTACTTTGTAAATATTGTCCAAGAATGTTGTACCAATACCAACAAGAGAAGTATCATGACTATCTACTGATGTTACACCATCACCTATTGATGTATCCTTAATTAAAATTGGATATCCAGACTGAAGTAAACTTGCTTGCTTACCATCAGTAACATTAAAGAAGAACTCTAGAGCAAGTGGATGTCCACCAGTTCCAACAGCAGTTCCTATACCCGTAATAATTCCAGTAAATCCTTGACCAAATTTAATTAGATTAATATCTTCAGTTTTATATGAAGGAGATTCGATTATAATTTGAGGTGCTACATTATATCCTTGACCAGAATTAGTAATTGTTATTGCTGAAACTGATCCATTTGTAATTACTGCTTCAGCAGTAGCAGTTACTCCTATACTAACAGTACTAATACCAGGACTTGATATCTTAACTGTAGGAAGACTTACATAACCTTTACCACCATTAGCAATATTGACAGTTGTAACTTCCGAATTAGCAACACCAACATTGTTTCCTAAACTTAAAGTAACATCAGCAGGAACAAAATCTGATTCTGCTGGCATCATAATAGTATCAACAGCATCAACAGTAATGTTATATCTTTCATAACTTGGGAGACGAAGTGGTCCTTCTTCATAGAAGAATATCTCAGCATCATCTACAAATATACCATCCTGTACATTAAGACCTATACCAGAAGTAGCATCAACATCAGATATAATTTTTGCTGTAGGATATATGCATGGTTCGATAGATTCTCTATCTTTGTTAATTATTTCACCTTGAATAACTTTATCATCTTTTTGTCTTAACCAATCAACAGGTTTGAAATCAATTTCATTAATACCAGGTCCAGTATAAATGTCAGTCTCAACTAAGTCTGAAGATAGGATCTCTTTAACAGTCCTATCTCTATCTTGAGATACTGTATCTAATTCATTATGCAATCTTATTCTTAAATCATCACCTGGTTTAATTGTTTCTTGAATATCAACAATTTCAACATCAATTCCTCTTTCACCAATATAGAAGAATATATCAACTTTATCACCAGTATCTGGTGCTTCAGTAAATGTAAATGTAGCACCACCAGTAAACTGATAAGCAATACCAGGTGTTTGTAATACGCCATTAACAAAAATTACTAGTACTGAATTTAAATCAATATCAGCAGATAAAACATCAGTTTCATCTTTTTCAAAACTCAATAACTGTCCATTAAAGAATAATGGGAATCTCTTTCTAATACCATTCTGAAGATTTTTTATACTATCAATGAAATCTACCTCACCAAATTGCCATGCTGAGAAGTAATCATTGAATATTTCAACAACTTCTAATTCAAACTCTGTTAATGGTTCTTGTAATTCAGCAGATGTTACTAAATCAACTGGTTTAAATCTATCACCAATTTTGAAGGAGTGTCCTGGTCTTGATATTTTGAACTCAGATATTTCAAATAATGTTGATCCAATACCAACTTTTGTTTGAGAAGAACCTACATCTAAGTTAAGTAGTAAATTTTCTCCAGTATCTGTTGTTTTTCCTACACCCAATCTAGAAACACCAACAATAGGCATATTTTCATAAACTGGTTGTGGGACTATAATTTCTGGATTTACGTATCCAGTTCCACCATCAACAATAGTAAATTCTAAAGCACCACCAGTACCAGCAGGTGATTTACCAACATCTACAGTAAATTTCTTAGTTGTAAGAATATTTTCTACTCCAATAAATTGATTATAAGTGGGATCAGTTGTTCTTGGATAGAGATGATTTGTAGAATATTGATCTTTATTACACTGGAACACTAAAGATCCAATGTCAAATTTAACTCTATTATTTGCTTTTTGAATATTATTTGCTATAGAACGAACAAATTGATGTGATGAAATATTCGTAGATGGTACGCTTGGCAATACCTGAACTTCAAACTTATCATTGGTAGTATTTGAAATAGGAATCCACTTATAATTAATTTCATCAGTTCTTCTTGGATAAGCATGTTCACTGCGATAAGAATCTTGTTCACAATTAAATATTATAGAATCTTGAGCAATTTTTACAAAATCACCATCACTATACCCATGATTAGTAGTTGTAGTAACTGTCATAATACCAACTTCAGGATTATATACAGCACTTAGAGTTGATTTAACATCCGAAGCAGTAAATCCATGAGCAGAAGATGTAGTAACTGTCATGATTCCAGTCTTAGGATCATAATCAGCTGCATTTGTTGTGAATGGTCCACCAACATCAGCAGTTAAGTTTTCATATTGTGGAGGAATACCAACATCACATGTTATTTTTTGAGCTGTTACTGCGGTAATTGCTAATGCAGTGTTATATGCTGGATCAGTCGATCTTGGATAAGAATGATTAGATCCATGATTATCAGCATCACATGTAAATGTTAAAGATTTAGGGGCAATAGTTACTGTATCACTGGTAGTGAAACTATGATTACCTATTGTTAGTGTTAGAGATCCAGTACCTGGAACATAAACGGCATTATTAACATTTCTCTTAACACCACCAATATCAACTGCATTGCTTATAGCATTAACAAATGTGTGTGTTCCAATGGAATTGATAAATTTATGCCTATTTGGAGCAACCATAGCAGTAACTACAGCACCTGTTCCTCCTCCACCACCAGGACCAACATTGGTTAATAATGTATTTTGTGAAGTTGAAATTATAGGTAAGAATGTATCATATGCTGGATCAGTTGATCTTGGATAAGTATGATTTCCAATAAAATTATCCTTAGAACATTTAAATGTTAATGAATCTTGAGCAATTTTTAAAGATCTAGTTGCTTTAATAGCATTTTCTATAGAAGAAACATAAGTATGAGTGTATCCACCACCAGACTTAACAGCATTAGGAGTAGCACTAACAAATGTATGAGGGTCAGTATTTGTGGAAGGTACACTAGTCAATACTTGTAATGTAATTGTAGTTGCTGTCACTGCTTGAATTGGAATAGCAGTATTGTAATATGGGTCATTACCATTTGATCTAGGATATGACTTTTCAGCAGCAGTACCAGTAGCACCACCAAATCCACAACTAAACTTGATTGATTCTTCTTCTAATTTAACACTTGTACCAACTTTTAAATTATGAGCACCAATTTCGAGAACCATCAACCCTGTATTAGGATCATATGTAGCACCAGTTGGTGTATGTCCAACTATAGGACTTGAACCAACATTAACTTCAAATTGAGTAGCAGTAGAATTAGAAACTAATAACCACTTATTTCTAACTGGATCTGTAGATCTTGGATATACATGATTTGTACTATTATTATCCATAGTACATGTAAATGTAATCGCATTATCAGCAAATTTAACTTGCTCATTATTAGTGAATACTCTTGGAACAAATACTGCTCCAGAAGTAGCACTAACAAATGTATGAGGATCAGTATTTGTAGAAGGAGTTGTTGACAGTACCTTTACAGTAATTGTCTTTTCTACTAAATCTACGGCAATAATATCTAAGAATGTGTTATACGCTGGATCAGCACCTCCACCAGCATTACCTGTTCCAGATGATCTAGGATATGACTTTTGAGCAGCAGTACCAGTAGCACCACCAAATCCACAACTAAAGGTAATTGAATTTGGTGCTAATTTAATTTTATCGTTAGTAGTTAGTGTATGAGTACCAATTGTTAACGTCATATTACCCGTTGTTGGGTTATATGTAGCATCACTAATATCATAATTTGTACCAGCACTAACAGTTAAAACACCTGTAGTGGCATTATAAGAAGCAGTATTAATATTCAAATCCTTTGATGTTTCAATACCATGCTCTTCTGTTGTAAATAACAAATCTCCTGTTTCAGAATTATAATCTGCTTTTAAAGGTGTTAAATTCTGACCCATAAACGATCCAGTATATGCTGTAATCGCATCTGTATTGGCACTTATAAACTTATGGAGATAATTAATATCTGTAACACCAATAGAAACTGGTTCACGATATCCAGAACCTGGTGTCAACTCATCATAGAATCCATATACCTCACCACCCTTTAAGTAAATATGTGGAATACTATTAATACCAACATTAACTTGGAAACTTCTTTCAGAACTAACTCCGACCAATGGAAGTGATCTTTCATGATCTTGGAATATTGATGTAGTAACTCCAACATAGTTTAGAGACTGAACACAATCAGAAGTTGCTTCAACAAAGGTATGTGCGTCTGTATTGGTAGGTGTTACTCCAAATAATACATTAACCTTGAAAGTATCAGCAGTAACATC